CAACAACGACAACATCGCTTTCCCATGGTTCGCACCATCAGGAACAAGGAGAGGTATTGTGGACAACGCCACATCAGTTGGTTACATAGATTCATCAAGTGGTGAATTCCAAACAATATCTGTTACGGAGTCAGTGAGAGACTCAATGCATGAGGTCAAAGTGAACCCGATCACGTTCTTCTCAGGAGCAGGCATCGTGAACTTTGGTAACTTGACCAAGACATCGTCAAGTTCAGCATTGGACAGGATCAACGTTTCAAGGTTGGCAGTGTATCTGAGATCACAACTGGATGCTATCGCCAAACCTTTCATATTTGAACCAAACGATGAACTTACAAGGAACGAGATCAAGGGTGCGATCGAGTCGTTCTTGCTAGAGCTTGTTGGTCAGAGAGCGTTGTACGACTTCCTAGTTGTGTGTGATGACACAAACAACACACCTACAAGGATTGACAGGAACGAACTGTACGTGGACATAGCGATTGAACCAGTGAAATCAGTCGAGTTCATATACATTCCGTTGAGAATCAAAAACACAGGAGAAATCGCAAAATTGGGGAACTAATTTTGAATAAATAGGAGAAACAGATGGCAATATCAACTTTATCAAAATTCACAGTACCTTTAGCAAACGATCAGAGTTCAGCATCACAGGGTTTATTGATGCCAAAACTACAGTATCGTTTCAGAGCGATCCTGGAGAATTTTGGAGTATCAACACCGAGATCAGAACTTACAAAACAAGTTATTGATATCACAAGACCCAATTTGACTTTTGACAACGTGACACTGGATGTGTACAACTCAAAAGTTTATGTTGCAGGTAAACACACTTGGGATCCAATCACAATCACATTGAGAGATGATGTAAACAACTCAGTTACCAAACTAGTTGGTGAACAGATTCAGAAGCAGTTCGACTTCTTTGAACAGTCGAGTGCGGCATCAGGTATTGACTACAAATTCACAACTAGAATTGAGATGTTAGACGGTGGTAACGGAGCAAGTGCACCAAATGTGTTAGAAACATTTGAATTATACGGTGCATACGTTGAGAACGTGAACTACAACACGTTGGCATACGCAACATCAGATCCAGCAACTATCACAATGTCGATCAGATACGACAACGCGATCCAAACCCCAACAGGAACAGGAATTGGAACAGCGGTATCTAGAACGATCGGTACTCTAAGTACAGGTGGTGGACAGTAATACAAAAAAATTAAGTAAGCAATTATAACATCAAAAGCGTCTTTATAGGCGCTTTTTTTGTGGCCATAAATACGAGTATGCCAAGCATAAACAACTTCCTTAAAGGTTTCCAAGACGGATTACCGGGTATGAAAGACTACCAACATGCATCTAGATTGTACATAGACGACAACTACAAGTTGATGCCAAAACAGAAGTTCCTGTTCCACGTGGTTTTCAACACCGATGAGACCCTGTTCGTTGATGGCTTCAACGCCAACGAGAGATATCAACTGAACATGTTGGTCAAGCAGTGCGACCTGCCCAAGTACAACATGAGCTACGAGGAGAAGACACAGTACAACAAGAAGATGTATGCGGGAACCAGGATAGCGTACGAACCTGTCAACATCACATTCCACGATGACCATGCAGACACCGTGAACGCATTCTGGAAGAAGTACTACGAGTACAATATTGCGGACAGCATAGGCATGAACTCGGACCTAACAATATCGAACACAAAGGATGATTACTATAATTTTGGCGATGCGAGACAGACCACCAAGTTTGGTATGGACACACCGAGACAGAGACAGAAGCCATATTTGAAAGGCATAGAGATATTCGTGTTACACAAGAAACGTTTCACATCAATGACACTGGTCAATCCTGTGATAGGTTCATTCTCACATGACAATCTGGATCAGGCCGATGGTGCAGGAGTAATGAACAACACCATGCAGATCCTATACGAAACAGTTATATACAAATCAGGCATAATCAATAGGAATAATGTTCCAGGTTTCGCAACGATCAACTATGACAATTCTCCTAGCCCACTGACGGTGTTAGGTGGTGGTACTAACAGTATATTTGGCCCTGGAGGTGTAGTAGACGGCATAGGTTCGGTGATCAGGAATGTGCAATCAGGAAACATCCTAGGTGCGATCCTTGGTGCTTCAAACACCTACAACAACGCCAAGAAGATCAAGAAATCAGCAGTTAAAGAGGAACTGAAAGGCATTGCCAAGGATGGAATACTAGAAGTTGGAAAACAAGCGGGCTCGATAACCAACCCAGTTGCACAGTTCAGTGTGGGTGCGGCGGCCATAGTGGGTGCTTCAGCATTGGCATCAGCGAGGGGTACCGCGGACAACAATGATCAGGCCAACAACACAGTCATAACAAATTCCACGGTGGACACTGTGAACTTCCTGGGTGCAGACGAATCATTTAATTTAGTGTCCAATGATGCGAATGTCAGAGATGAGATAGCGGCCGCCATATACTTCAGAGACATTGGTTCACGTAAGGGACTCACGATAGCACAATCCAATCTTGAATATGAAGCATCCGCTGACAACATAAAAAATGTGTACACCAGCAAGGCAATCACAGATGTGAGGAAACTGGTCACTGAAGGATACATAAAAATCGAAAGACAGACACAGGATGTTGAGATAGCAACGGAGAAAGCAACGATATAATGGCTGAATTCTACACTAACCTACCACCAAAGGACAAGGACGAGTTACAGAAGACCGTGGACAAACTGACCACAACTCCGTACGAAACAGACTACGAATTCAACGTGGGTGAATATGATAGTACAATCGCATTCTTCGTTAAAAGGAATTTCTCAAGGACCGCGGCCGAGTCCACGGCATACGCCATACTGTCACAGGCCAAGATAGACAACATCAAACCACAACAGATACTGGATCAGTTGACATACGCCACACCAGCACTGTTGTCTGAACTGATAACCATAATATTAAACGCCAACAGATACAAGTCAAGTAGGCTGGGTGTGAGGAAGACACTGGCCACCAAAGAGACGGTATCTAGAAACATCATAGACTAATGCTACCGAGATTTGCTAGGGGCAAGTTCTCCCCCAAAAACGCGGAGAAGTACGTGGGCACCAAAACTCCAACATACAGATCCAGTTGGGAACACTCATTCATGAGACTGTGTGACGAACATCCAAACGTGTATCAATGGGCTTCGGAGTCAATCAAGATTCCTTACAGGCATCCATTCACGGGCAAGTACACAGTGTACGTGCCAGACTTCTTCATAGTGTACCAAGACAAGGAAGGAAGGAAACACGCAGAGATGGTGGAAGTCAAACCCATGAGCCAGACTACAATGGAGGCCGCGGGCAAGAGCATGGCCAAGAAAAAACAGGTGGTGATAAACATGGCCAAATGGGAGGCCGCCAACGCCTACGCCAAACAGAGACGGATCAAGTTCAGGGTGGTGTCAGAAGAACAGTTGTTCCACAACGGCAAACGTAAGTAAATAGAGCAATGACAAAGAAACTGGAAGACATCCTCAATTTACCAAATGTCAAAGAAGCATTCAAAGAGGTAGACAAGAAGGAAAAAGACAAGAAGATCAAGGAGGCAAACGGGCAACACGCATCCGCCAAGAACTTAGATCCACAGACACAGAAGAATCTGCAGAAAAGTTATGCGGAATTTGACAAGGTTGCGGCCGCACTGCCACAGGTAAAAGGGTTGGGCGAACTGTCAGACCTAGAGTTGGACAAACTGGCCATAGAAGCGGAAGAGAGTTACAAGAATCTAATGGATCTCGGTATGAACGTTGATTCACGGTATTCTGGAAGGATATTTGAAGTTGCAGGAAATTTCCTAAGGAACGCCATAGACGCCAAAAGCGGCAAGATCGACAAGAAACTTAAAATGATTGAATTACAACTTAAAAAGCAGAAGTTAGATCAGGGCAACAAAGACGGTGGTCCAGTGGAAGAAAGCGACGGATTCGTCATATCAGATCGTAACGAATTAATGAAGAAACTACTTAAAAAAGACTAAATATTGCATATGAGCACGTTTAAAGACTACCTAACAGAATCAACTAAGTCATATGACTATAAAATAAAGATCGCAGGGGCAAAGAAAGACATTGATGTAAATGCTCTGGAGACAGCACTGCAAAAATTTGATCTTGCCAGCATGTCAGCAGGTAAGACTACACCAATCATGACGCTACCACTTGATTTTCCTGCCTTAAGCAACGAGCAAGTGACGATCTTTGATGTGACAACAAATTATCCAGAGTCTCCAAGAGTGATGCATGAATACCTTTCAGACTTACTAAGGATTCCAGCGACACACATAGTTGTTAGGAAACCAAACGAGCCTACTGAGGAATATCAGAACGACATGCAGGTTGCAAAGAAATCAGAATACGCAAACAAACTGCACGACATAGAATACAAAGATGCACCCAAAGTTAACGCAGAAGATTACCATTCAACAAAAGCAAACATGGGTCTATTAAAAGAATTACTAAAAGACAGACAAGAGAACAAGGACCATCCAAAGGGTGGTGAGACCGGTGTTCAGAGTCACATTGAAGAAAAAGGAACACCAAGTCCGCTTTCTAAACCAACCAACCCACACCCGGACCCAAAAAGGAAATAAGTTATGGAAATGATCGACGTGTTAACAAAATTAAAAGAAATAGCAGAATCAAGACCTGAATTGGTCAAAGACGCAGTGGAGAACGTTGAGAAGACAAATCCAAAAGCAGTCACAGAAGGTGGCATGAAAGACTACCTGCACGACGAGGCAGAGAAACTTTCAAGAGAAGAATTCATTAAAAAACATGGTGAGAGCCTAGCAGGTTTCTGGGACAGTATAAACGGAACTGAAGAAGCAGTTGAAGGCAAGATGCCAGCGGGTCTAAAAGCGTACCATGACAAAAAAGCAGGCAAAGAAGACAAAAAAGAAACTGTTAAAGAAGCAATCCAGATTTCAACTGACACTCCACAAGAAGCATCAATGATGATGCAGATATTAAAACTTGCAGGTGTGCAACAGGTTGATCCAGCAATGATTGGTGCAGAACCAGAAGCAGATTCACACGCTGAGCCAGAAATGGATCAAGACGATGCGGCAGGTTCCATGGACATGGCTAGGATGAGAGACATCATAAAAAATCCAGAAGACGAGCAAAAAGAAGAAACGTTCGCAAACGAACCTGAAGAGAAAGTTCAAGACATAGACAGCCTGGTTAACAAACACTCAGGTGGTTTAAACAGACAAAAGAAAACTTATCCAAAAGTTGCAAATGGAGACAATCCAATGGCGGCAGAAGACAAGATCACAGAGGAAGAGTTGGCTAACAGTCTTAGAACACAGTACGAAAGTTTCAAAACTGCATATCAAGAAGCGGCAAAACCTGACTTCTTAGACATGGACAAAGATGGCGACAAGAAAGAACCAATGAAAAAAGCCATCAAAGACAAAGAAGCAAAGTAATACTTTTCAAAGCAACATCACAGCGTTAAATACTACACTATGGCGTATGTATCACTAGATAGCGACCAAATCAAGAAGGCGCACAAGAAACACAAGTACAGCAAGACCCAAGTGGAACAACTTGAGAAATGTATGGATCCAAAGTCGGGACCATTGTACTTTATGAAGCAGTTCATGAAGATACAGCATCCTGTGAAAGGATCAATACCTTTCCAACCATTTCCATACCAGGAAAGACTGATAGAGAGCTACAACGATCACAGATTCTCTATAGCCATGTTGCCTAGGCAAACTGGTAAGACCACATGTGCCTCTGGTTTCCTTATATGGTATGCCATGTTCAGACCAGATTCACAGATACTAATCGCCGCACACAAATACGCAGGAGCATCAGACATCATGTCGAGGGTGCGTTACGCATACGAGATGTTGCCCAGTTGGATCAAGGCGGGTGTAACACAGTACAACAGGAATAGCATAGAATTTGATAACGGTTCAAAGATAATGGCAACCACAACAACTGAGAACACAGGACGGGGTATGTCACTTACATTAATATATTGTGATGAGTTCGCATTCGTGCAACCGCCAGAGAAGGCAAAAGAGTTTTGGACTTCACTGTCTCCAACGTTGAGTACAGGTGGTAAGTGTATGATAACATCAACACCTAACAGTGACGAAGATCAGTTCGCTATGATTTGGAAAGAGGCCAACAAGAGATTTGACGAATACGGCAATGATAAACTGATAGGTACCAACGGATTCTACGCAATGAAGGCACACTGGTCAGAACACCCAGACAGAGACCAAGCATGGGCGGATGCAGAAAAGGCCAGGATAGGTGAGGAGAGATTTCGAAGGGAACACGAGTGTGAATTCTTGATCTTTGACGAGACCTTGATTTCGAGTTTAACATTAGCAGACATGGAGGGCACATCACCAGTGGAAACCACAGGGCAAGTGCGTTGGTTCAAGCGTCCAACACCGGGTCACACGTATCTCGTGTCACTGGACCCTAGCATGGGTACAGGTGGCGACTATGCCGCAATACAGATTTTTGAACTACCTACTTTCGAACAGGTGGGTGAATGGCATCATAACATGACACCAATGAATCAACAAGTGAGGATATTGCAAGGGATAAACAAACACATTCATGACACCATAATGGAGAAGGATGCAACTGCATCACCACAAATATTCTACAGCATGGAAAACAACTCCATCGGTGAAGCCGCACTTATGCGGGTAATGGACATTGGTGAGGAAAACATACAGGGTATGTTTTTATCTGAACCCATCAGGAAAGGACATAGACGTAAGTTCAGGAGAGGATTCAACACTACCGCAAAACACAAGATCGACGCCTGCACTAAATTTAAGGAACTGATAGAGAACGACAAGATGAAGATCAACTCACAACTTTTAATATCAGAGTTAAAGGATTTCGTTGCATCGGGCATGAGTTACAGTGCTAAACCGGGACAGCATGACGATCTTGTAAGTTCTTGTTTGTTAATGACACGTATGATGAAGGTGTTAGCAGATTTTGATCCTAAAATATTCGAAAAATGGACTGATAGGACCAGCGAGATAACACCAATGCCCATATTTGGATCATTCACAGGATAATAAATACACTATATGAACCCTAAAAACTCTGAAGATTTATTCAACAAGATAAGGTCACAGTTCTCAAACATCAGATTAGGTGATGAGAATGGCGCCGCTACTGCCGATCCAAGCAGTGCAGTGTTCTTTGAGTTTGAATTCCAAGAAGATGCAGACACTTTTGGTAGTGTTAGCATAAGCCTAGCAGACGGTGAGAACATGAAAGTGTACTACAACAGGGATCTAGTAAGCAAGATTGATGAGGACAGCAGAGACGAATGGTATGCGTTCCTTAAGGAGTTGAAAGACTTCGCTGTAGAGCATCAAATGAGGTTTGACGTTAGAGACATCACTAAAAACAACCTAACGAAGCAGGATTACGAAAATCTTGCAGATACGAACAAAACGGTAAATACTGATGAAATGTCAGAAGAATTAGCAAGAATTACTAAATTAGCCGGTATTGAGGAAACAAAGTCACCTCAAGAAAAAATTAAAATAATGAACAAAATTGAAAAAATAAAAAAACAATCTAAAAATCTTATGGGTCCTGGAGATGCAGATCAAATAAAGAAAAATAAAGAAGAATTAGCAAGGCTTGTAAAAGAACTACACGAAGGACTTACAGGCACTGCGAAACGTTCGTACGAGAACCTAGACAAGACAAAATTGATAATCAGACACAAAGGCAAAGTTGATGAAACCGTGCCGGGTGCAAGATCAAGACAGATACAATCACTGTACATTGAAAATGAAGACGGTGAGAGATTCAAGTATCCACTTACACACCTAGCAGGTGCGAGAGCAATGATGAGACACGTTGCCAACGGTGGAAGACCACATGACGAGTTTGGACAACACATCGTTTCAACTTCAGAAGACATCGCAAAATTAAATTCATTCTCAAGATACGTGACCAACAAAGATCAATTGAACGATAATGCTGGTGACATCATTGAGCAGACTAAATTGAAACTAGAGAATCTAAGAGGTTACATGAAGAACCTTTCTAATCAATCACACTACGAAAACGCAAGTAAAGATTTCAAAACATCGGAAGAGCAAATACTAGACGACGAAACTGTAAACAAATTGAGAGAGAAGTTCACCATGAAAAATCTAGACAACAGAGTTGAAGACGCACTACCACTTATCAACAGGATAATGAGTGAACTAGAAGCACCTAAAGAAGAAGAACAAGTGAACGAATTAGAACCAGATGCAGAGCCTATTGATGCACCTGTACAAGCGCCGGTAGATCACGGAGCAGTCGTACAGAGTTTCCTTAATGATCCGGACAGCAAACTAGTATTAAGGAAAGACGATTCAGCAGACAAGATGTTGAAAGTGACAAAATTCACAAACAAGAACACCATGTTGAGTTCTATACTGTCAGACATCGCATCAAGACTGTTGACCAAAACAGGTGAGGAAGACAGGGTGGCAAATTTTGCTAGTAGAGTTGCAGATGAGATGGAACAGGAAAATTCAGCAACATTCAAACCAACACCTGACTACATCAAAAACAAGAAGATAGCAGTGCAGTTGGCCAAGAGATACATCGACGACTACAAGAAAATGCAGTCTGAACCAGGTTACACGGACCAAGTGAGAATGGATCCAGCGGATTTCAATCCCAAGAAAGACCTAAAAGGCAAAGCAAAAGAAACTGAAGCGTTTGAATCATGGGTAGACTCAATTGTAGACGAAGGTGGAATTAAACCTTACGTGTCAATGAGCAGGGGCAAAGACAACAACAAGATGACCTACAACGTCCTAGACAGAAATGAGAAAACAATCTTCTCATCTGTAGATCAGGAAGAGGCACAAGATTTCTTAAGGAAGAACTATGACAAGTTGAGAGCAGGCGAAATGGAAGTTGCGGAATATGCCACTGAACCTAAAGATCAAGAAATTGAAAAGAAAGACAAAGAAAACGCTACAAAACTTGATGTTACAAAAGCAGACAAGATGATGAACACGCCAGCGTATCAAAAAATGAAAGCGGGTGATCCCAAGTACGCAGATAAAACTGAAGGAATGGGCGACAAGATAGCAGACATGGCACAGAGCATGAGTAAAGATGAATTCATGAGCAAGGCAGACGAACTAGGACTTACACCAGAAGAGGCCGCGGAACACTATGAGAAGATGCAGGGCGGTGCACACGCAGGCAAGTTTGAGGGCAACCAATTCGCACAGGCAGTACAGAAAGCCAAAGCGGCAGGCATGAAATCAGGTGACAAATTTAAAGTTGGTGACCAGGAATACACGCTCAAAGATGCCATAGAGATGGCAGGACTAGATCTTAATGAATTCTATTCAGAAGAAGAGATCGCATACGATAACCAAATAGATCGTATCAAAAACCTAGCACTTTACCAATAATACTAGTAGACATTAGATAAATATAGTTGTATATTACGTACTATATGTCTAATATACATTTAGGCAAAAAACAAACATAGGCACAATTAAGGAGGCTTACATTATGGCATCATTGGCTGAAATAAGAGCGAAGTTGAAATCTCAAGAAGTGAATCGCTCCACTTCCAACACAGGCGGAGACAACGCCATCTACCCACACTGGAATATCGCAGAAGGTTCTGAAGCAGTGGTCAGGTTCTTACCAGACAAGGACGAGACCAACACATTCTTCTGGACTGAGAGAAACATGATCAAGTTACCATTCGCAGGTATCAAAGGTCAGACTGATTCTAGACCAGTGACAGTGCAAGTACCGTGCATGGAAATGTATGGGAAGACTTGTCCAGTACTCACAGAGGTGAGACCGTGGTTCAAAGACAA